TGCCACTCCAACAAGACTGTATATGACTGGTTCGTGCCGTTCTTGGATTCATTACATTAATTTGAGATCTGCACACGGTACACAGAAAGAGCATATGGATGTTGTGGCAAAAGCAAGATCTATATTTGTAGAACAATTTCCTTCAGTTTCAGAAGCACTTGACTGGACTCAATCATGACAATTAATGATGACATCAAAATCACTATCAACCTCAATGAGTTGGTAGAAGCAAGAGCAATGCTCTTGACTCAGTATGAAGATTACTCACACGCAATAGCGACTGGTGAGCATCTTGATGGTGAGGATATAGATAGAATAGCAGTTAAACTAAGAGAAACTATCACTTGGGATTCACTCTGGTTCATGGTAGATGGTGCTATCTTAGATTATATGGGTTTAAAGGATCCAAATAAAGCTCACTATGGTGAGAGGACTATTGAATCTCTTGATGTAACAATGGAAAAAGAACAGAAAGAAAGAGAGAAGGAGTTTAAGAAGAACTTTGATCTTGTTAAACTAGAATCATCATCATGGACAATCGAAGTACCTATGAGGAAGAGGTAGATGCCAATTTATCCTGTTAAAAATTTAAAAACTGGAGAAGAAAAGGAATTACATTTATCAATACAGGGTTATGCTGATTGGAGAGAAGCAAATCCAGAATGGGATAAAGACTGGATGAAGGGAGTTGCCAGAACATCTAAGTATAGTAGAAGTGCTTTAAATGCTGATGCAATATGCTCCGACACCATGCCATTCCACACTGATCCAGATAAAGAGAATCCAAATAATCCTTTGTTTAGGAAAGCAAGAGATGAAGGAAAGCAAATAAAATCAGAGATGCGAAGTAAAGGTATAAAAGGTAACATTCAAATGGGAATTAATTAATTATGGCAACATATCCAGTAGTAAACAAAAAAACAGGCGAACAGAAAGAAGTCGCAATGAGCATCCATGATTGGTCTAAGTGGTGCGAAAATAATCCAGATTGGACTAGAGATTGGTCTGATCCATCAACAATGCCTGGCACTGGGGAAGTTGGTGAATGGAAGGATAAATTGAGAAAGAAAGCACCTGGTTGGAATACTATTCTGAAGAGAGCACAAACAGCAGCTCCAAGAAATCCTACTTTAAAGCAACTTTAATATGCCCAGAAAAAAGAAGGTTGAACAACCTATTGGGGTTGGATTGACGACCAAACAAATAAAAAGAAAGAAACCAATCAACACTGATTATCTCGTTGATATTAACCCATTAACGGATAATCAAAAGAGATTGTTTGATTCTTATAAAGAAGAAAAGCATCTAATTGCTTATGGTATTGCTGGTACAGGTAAGACATTCATTACCTTATATAATGCTATAAAAGACGTTCTTTCTACAGACACACCATATGAAAGAATCTATTTGGTTCGTTCATTAGTATCTACTCGTGAAATTGGGTTCTTACCTGGTGATCATGAAGATAAGGCAGACATCTATCAGATTCCATATAAGAATATGGTGAAGTATATGTTCCAGATGCCTTCTGATGCTGATTTTGAGATGCTTTATGGAAACTTAAAGGCACAGGAAAGTATTAAGTTTTGGAGTACCTCGTTTATTCGTGGAACTACATTAGATAATGCTATCGTGATTGTAGACGAGTTTCAAAACCTTAATTTCCATGAATTAGATTCTATTATTACTCGTATTGGTGAAAACTCAAAAATTATGTTTTGTGGTGATGCAAGTCAGAGTGATCTTACTAAAACTAATGATCGTAATGGTATTGTAGACTTTATGAACATCTTGCGTAAAATGCCATCTTTTGATATAATAGAGTTTGGTGTTGATGACATCGTTCGTTCTGGACTTGTCAAAGAATATATTATTGCCAAACTTGAGAACGGAATGTAATGTTTGATCATGTTGAATTAGATCTCCAACCTCTTGAAAGAGAGCATATTGATGGAGTTCGTTATTATAAGATACCTGATGAGGAAGAACTCATCAAAATGGTTTCTATTACTTCAGTAACAAGTCATTTTAATAAAGATATCTTTGTTAAGTGGAGAAAGAGAGTAGGTAATGAAGAAGCAGATCGTATCACTAAGGCAGCAACTGGTCGTGGTACTGATATGCATACTCTTACAGAACATTATCTAAAGAATGAAGATTTACCTAAAGGATTACGTCCTATCTCTGATTTTTTATTTAAAATATCAAAGGGTAAATTAAACAAAATAAACAATATATACGCTCTGGAAGGACCGCTATATAGTAAAGAATTAGGTGTTGCTGGAACCGTTGATTGTATTGCTGAATATGATGGCGAGTTAGCGATAATAGATTTTAAAACATCAAAGAAACCTAAACCAAGAGACTGGATTGAACATTATTTTGTCCAGTGTATGGCATATGGATGTATGTTGTATGAGATGACAGGAATATCAATTAAAAAACTTGTAATTATTATGGCCTGCGAAAATGGCGAGTGTGTAATTTATGAAGAACGAGACAAAGCAAAGTACATCAAACTTCTCGGAGAATACATTAACAAATTTGTTAAAGATAAACTGGAGCTCTATGGAACCCAATAAAGAATTAGAAAAGGCGATAGAGAGCAAGTTTCTCACCCCTCAAAAGTTTGCTATGGAAATCGAAAAGATAGTAGCAGAGGAAGAATTTAATTATATTGATGCTATATGCTATTATTGTGATACCAATAATATTGAAGTAGAATCAGTATCTAAACTTATTTCAAAACCTTTAAAAGAAAGATTAAAATGGGACGCAACTCGTCTTAATTTTATGAAAGCAACTTCTAAAGCAAAATTACCCATATAATGCCAGTTCATGGATGGTTTTCCACTCCAATTTATATACATGATTGTGAGGGTGAAGATTATGAAGTTATACAAGAAGAATTAGTAGAAGTAGTTAATCAATTAGATTTTGATCATAACTCTTTATTTGAGGGTGCTTTTGGAAAATCTACTCATAAATTAAATATTGAGGGATTTGGTCAAAGTATTCTGCATAATTATAGTTGTAATAATTTTTTAGATTATTTACATAATCATTTAATGGAATATCTAAACCAGATTGGTTCAGATGAAACACCATATTTGTTAAAAGAGTCTTGGTTTACAGAAACTACTGAAGGTCAATATGCACATCAACATGATCATGGTGCTTTTGACGTTTCTGGTGTATACTATATTAATACCAGTGGTGAAGATGGTAATCTTTACTTAACTAATGTATTATCTTACTTGTCATCAAATTACATTTATGATAAAGTTATAAACCCTATGGAAATACCTCCAAAAAATGGTAGACTATTATTATGGCCTGGATTAATTCCACATGGGACTAGGATCAATAAAACTGATAGTAGAAGAATTAGTTTAAGTTTTAACATTCAATTTTTAAGAGATGGATTTACCCTCAAAACCACCAAATCAACTTGATTTATTACATTATCGTTTACAAGCTATTATAAGAGATTATAGTATGCCTGATCTTGAATATATTGGTGAAAGAAAGAGTTGGAAGTCTGGTGAAATTGTACATTGGTATCGTATAGGAGAAGCAGAAGTTCCTATTGATGCTATCACAGAATTTGAAACGGAGGAAACTAATGAAGACGAGTCTTAGAATTGCTGGAGCTCAAATTCCAGTTGGTCTTGATATTGAACGAAATAAAAATGAAATAATCAAAGCACTTGATTGGGCAAAAGAGAATAAAGTTGAGCTTCTAGTCACTCCAGAAGGATCTCTTTCTGGTTATATTACTAGTAAATGGTGGGAAAAAAATGACGAACTAAAGGAATGTTTAAAAGAAATAGAAGATCATCAGAAAGAACTTGGTATAGAACTTCATTTAGGAACTTGTTTTCAAGAGACTGAAGAAATAGGTACTATTAATAGGAATGAAATAAGATCTTATAATAAAAACGGTGAATTATTTCAAGTTACTATAAAAACATATGGAATTGCTTTTGAGCGTTGTGTTAATAAGCAGGGGCAACCATTATATACATGGCCTTTACCATATGAAGACAGACCTACAAGTGTTACTGCATTAATATGTAATGATATGTGGGGATGTGTAGAGCAAGATGGTGAACCTATTAATCAACTATTAGTTAATGCTAATTTAGATCTTTTAATACATTCTACAAATGGTGTTAAATTTAATCCTGAAGATATAAGATATAAAGCTTTTGACGCATATCATAATGGTTTTTTATGTATGACTGCTCTAAAAGCATTAACTCCAATAATAACTGTTGATTCATGTGTTCCTTGGGATTGGGATGGGGATGAATCAAAAGTTGATGTATGTATAACTTCAAGTCAGAGTGGTGTAGTAGATTTCTCTGGATGGCAAACTGACGTTCCAAGATTTGGTAGACAATATTTTTATTATGATCTTAATGTTGCTATGTCAAATAAAGAAAAGTTTGCTATTCTGGATAGAAAAATTAGAAAAGATGTTCAATATCCTACTATGTCATTAGATTGGGATGGATATCATAATCCATCATCTTATGCTCCGAAAATATCCCGTGGGACTAATGTAGGTCATGGATTAAATTGGTAATGAAAGTGACTCCCTTTGAGACCTATCGTACATACTTATCAATGAAAAGTCATTTTACTAACCCTAAGTATGACTTTGTAAAGTATGGTGGCAAATCTCGTGCTACAATGACATCATTCAATAAAAGGAAAGATAAGTATTGGTTTGAAAAAACTTCTAGGAAGTATTCGGATCAAGAAGTAATAGACTTCCTTTTATCAAATTTCGTAAACGCTACTAACCCCCAAAACTTATGGATCGGAGAAATTATCAATTCTGGAGAAAGGACTTACGCAGACTGGAAAATGAGGCAACAGAGTTTGACGTACATGTTTACGGAACAATCAAGCACGTTACTCTCAGAGAACGATTTAGAGAAAGTATTCAATTGTTCCAAGGGTCATCCAATCATTCTCAAAAAATATCTGGGTGGGGAGATTTCACTAGAAACATTATCAATACTGGAAAAGATTTTTTCTTTTCAAAGTAAATTCGATAAGAAATTGAAAGATCCAGTATGGGAAACCGTAAGTATGAAATTAAAAAAGTATTTACCTTTCCTAAATATTAATGTGTTCCATTTTAAAAAGATATTGAGGAATATCATAAATGAGTGAATTTTTCGATTCAGAAACTGTACAAGAAGAACTTAAAGATATTACTGATTTACAGCAAATAATCTATGAGGATGCTTCTAGGTATCATTTAATGGATCGTGATGATAGATTAGAACACATTGATAATCTTACTGAATTATTAGAGAAACAACGTGTAATGTATACTCGTATATGTTTGTCAGATGATCCAGAAGCTAAGAAGATGAAAGCGAATTTGGTCAAATCTGTTTCTTCTCTGGGTTTCCCTGCAGGAACAGATGTTCAAGTATTATTTCTTAGTATGACCAATACAATTGAAGCTCTTAAAAGTCAACTTGACGGATAAGAATCTCTTTGTTATAATAAAACCAATCAAATTAAATCCAAATTAATCCGAGGTAATCTAATGTCGTTTGCTAAACTTAAAAAGCAATCAAAACTAGGCTCTCTTACACAAAAACTTGTGAAAGAAGTCGAAAAGATGAATAACACAGGTGGTCAAGGTGATGACCGTCTATGGAAACTAGAAGTAGATAAAGGTGGTAACGGTTATGCCGTTATTCGTTTCCTTCCTGCTCCTGATGGTGAAGATCTACCATTTGTAAAGTTATACTCCCACGCCTTCCAAGGTCCTGGTGGATGGTATATCGAGAACTCTCTAACTACATTAGGGCAGAAAGATCCAGTATCTGAGTTTAACTCACAACTCTGGAACAATGGAACAGACTCTGGTAAAGATACTGCTCGTAAGCAGAAGCGTAAACTCACATATATTAGTAACATCTATGTTGTGAAGGATCCTGCTAATCCTGAGAACGAAGGTAAGACTTTCTTATACAAGTATGGGAAGAAAATCTTTGACAAACTAACTGCAGCAATGCAGCCTGAGTTTGAGGATGAGGAAGCAATTGATCCATTCGATTTCTGGCAAGGTGCTAACTTCAAGTTGAAGGCAAAGAACGTTGCTGGTTAT